GTTGCTGGAGGCGTTGCAAAGGTGAACATGCAGAAGATTGTGGATATGTTGTTCCCAGTGCTGCTGGCCGCTGTCGGCTGGTTGCTCACGGAAATTGCATCGTTCAACAATCGTCTGATGTCGGTTGAGAGCAAGATGCCCGCGTTGATTACGCCTGAAGGTGTACCTACCGATAGCCCATTAAGCGCGGCCCGTCGTCAAGAATTGAAAGACGACATCATGGAGGACATCCATGACTTGCAGGTGCGCGTCAAACTGATGGAGGAGCGAAGCAAGTAATGGACATCTTTGAGATATTCACTCGTGCTTGGCCCGTTATTCTGGCGCTGATTACGCTGATTATTGTTCTGTCTAAACTTGACTTGCGTGTTGCTGTGCTTGAGGAAAAGGTGAAGTCTTTGTTTGATCTAATCAATAAAGGCCGAAAGGAGTAATTGGGAATGATGACCATGATTAGCACCTTTCTGTCGTTCCTTGCAGGTGGACTGCCCAAAATTCTGCAAATCTTTCAAGACCGACAAGACAAGAAGCACGAACTGGCTTTAGTCGCAGCCCAGAAAGAGCGTGAGTTGGCCCTTGCAGAGCGTGGGTTTATCGCGCAGGCACGGGTTGAGGAAATCAAACTGGAGCAAATCCAGACGCAGACGGCTGGCGAGGAACGCCAAGCCCTGTACAACCACGACATTGAGATTGGCAAGGGTGCGAGTCAGTGGATGATTAACCTGCGAGCCAGCGTCCGCCCGGTCGTGACGTACATTTTCGTGCTGGAGTTGGTCGCGCTGAACATTGCCGGGGTGTGGTACGCATGGCATCAAGGGGTGCCGTTTGCGGCTGCAATGGCCGAAGTGTTTTCGGATGACGAAATGCTGATCCTAAGCAGCATAATTGCCTTTTGGTTCGGGACACAGGCTTTTGGCAAGAAGTGAAAGTCAGCGCCGCAGCCATCGAAATGATCAAGAGCCACGAAGGGGTGAGGACTAAGCCTTACCGTTGTCCGGCGCTGTTGTGGACGGTGGGGTGCGGACATGTGATTGATCCGATTCATGCGGCGGTGAAGTATGAGGAGCGCAAGAGTCTACAGATACCCGACGGCTGGGATCGCACCCTCACGATGGGAGAGGTGGACGCTATCCTTGCTCAAGACCTTGGCCGGTTTGAGCGCGGCGTGGCCCGACTTTGCCCTGCTGCTCTTGGTCATCAAGGCCGGTTTGACGCTCTCGTTTCCTTTGCTTTCAATGTAGGGTTGGGCAATCTGCAACGCTCTGGGTTGCGGATGAAGACCAACCGGGGTGACTTTGAAGAAGCGGCTGACGAATTCATGAAGTGGACGAAGGCGGCTGGGCGTGTATTGCCCGGTCTTGTCAAACGACGTCGAGACGAACGTGCGCTGTATATGGCTGAGGGGCTAGGACTCGAACCTAGATAACGGGAATCAAAATCCCGTGTCCTGCCTTTAGACGACCCCTCACCAAATCTCTACGCCAGAACGCTTGGCAGCCCATTCGGGCGGCGGTACGTGCCTCCAGTCATACGTACTGTAACGGGTTAAAAACCGTTCTAATGCGTTTATAAGTCGTTTCACGGCATGGCCTCCACGCTGTAGGACGTTGATGGTGACTTCCAATCCCTTGGAACGTCTCCGTTAATCCAAGACGGGTCTACCCACAACAACCTGTTGTTGGGGTACGCAATCCATTGGCCGTTGTCTAAAACGATAATGTGATGATCCTTGCTTTGGTCGCTGATTTCTGACCAACCGCCGTTGGCCCAGAACACGGTGAACAGGTACACGCCCGGGCGCTTGACGCTATCGCGTCCAATAACCTGTACCCGGTGGTTACGCAAGAACTGCACCTCGCGCACCTCACAGAACCGACTGAATGAATCCCACCAACACGCAATCTGAAGGCTTATGGCAGGGCATGGCTTAGAACATAAGGCGTGGATAGGGATACGCGCCCACTGCGCCCCAGAGGCCGTCATAATCTGAAACATCGGCACCCGCATCGGCTCTGCGCGAAAACCAAATACGGTACATTCGGTAAACTCGCCGTGACCGCTTTGTTGGTCGTACAAGAACTCGTTACGGACGTAGGCCGTGACATACGGCGTGTCTACCCAAAAACTCATGGTTCTTGCACCCACTGACTGTCCTTTGCACGCAATTCATGCACCTCGGCCTCTAGTTCCGCAATGCGTTTGAGGTAGTGATATATGCGCTCGCGCATTTCTCGAATCTCTTTCTTGTATTCGGTCGAAGTGTGAGTCATACGATCCCATTCCTGTTCCCATTCGTCGATCATACGATGTCCTCCGCTCGTAGTTGTGCAATGGTTCTAACCATTCCTTCAAGGTGCGCTAGGCGCACATAGTCGCGGTCAAGGTCAGTATGCGCCCTGCGGTCGATTGCGTCGTGGCACGCGCTACACGCCCACGCTCCCAGTAGATCGTCAGCCTTTAACCCCATGCCGCTAATACCAGACAAACGCACGTGACAAAGCACTACGGTTTCGCTGTTGTGGTTGCACACCCCCGGCAGGCGTACCGTGCAGCCTCGGCCCTTGGCTTGCTTGCGTAGGTTCACGCGAATAACTCGGCCTGTCCGCGCAACACATAACGGGCGTACTTCTTGCCGTTGCGGGTTTCGGTAACCGTCTCAATGTCCAGCCCCGCCTTTCGCAATTCAATGATGCGAGCGGCGAGCCTAAAGCATCCGTATCGGTCTAGGGCTTCAAGGGGGGTAATGGGCGCACCTGTCAGCAAGTGCGCTCTAATCGCGTCAGTTTGCGTCATAGATAGGCTCCGGTATGACGATGCCCATTTGGGCGCACCGTGTTTCAAGAAACAATAGGTAGTCACTAAATTCTTGTTTGGTCAGTTTGCTGGAACGCTTGAGGGGCCGCATACGCTTACGCCCAAACCCTTCCAGCGTCTCCCAGCCAAAACATTCCCCAAGGAAATACTCGTGCAAGTCGTCCCGCGTCCAACCGTGCAATGCCTCGCCGCCGGCCTCTAGGATCGCGGGATAACACACGCCCCACAAAAACGAGTTCTGCTGGTTGGTGCGTGGCTTTTTCCACTCCGACACCTCGACGCACCACGCCCGGTCTGACGACAGACCCTGCACCATACGTGCAGCAGCCACGGCCAACTGTTCTGGCGTCGTACCCTTGGGGAATATGCGTTTCACCGGCTGGCCTCTAGCCAATCACGGGCGTATTCCACTTCCATGTAGTCACGGAACCACGGGCCACCGCGAGTGAAATGGACAGCGATAGGGTTGGGGCAGTGGTCGCGTGTATACCAGCCTTCAAGGTAGTTCCACGCTATCGGCAACTCCCCGATTACGTCATCGGTGAGCCAATTAAAGCGGTGCAGATACATACCCGATTCACGATTGACCACCTCGGGCGTCAATGCCTTGACTTGTGGATGGCTACAGTTGATAAACATGAACGATGACCAGTTCTTACGTGGATACAAATGCTGCGCCTTGTTGTCCATTTTGACGGCCTCGGTAGGCCGGTAATCGTGCTGTACCACGAAGCACGCTTTTGCCCCGTCCATGTAGTCGGTGATCGCGGCGATGTCCCCCCGAAAAAGAAAATCGCAGTCGCAAAACAAGGCCCAGCCGTCATACCCGGCGAGGTGTGGGGTCAAAAAACGCGTAAACGAAAACTCGGTAGACGACAGCGGATCATACTCACGCCAGTAAAGTCCTTGCTCACGAAGTTCTGACTGTTTGATGGGCTGTATATCCACCGGGATGCTGGCGTGCTTCAAGATGCTTTTGCGGCATACCTGATACGCAATGTCCTCGCGGCTATCCCAGCCGACAAACACGCGCAAATCAAAACGGGATGGCGTCGTCATGCCAATTGTCCTCGGTCATTTCCGTCTTGGCGGGTTGGCGAGTCACCTTGCCCTCGCTTTTCGCTTGGAATGACAGGCTCATAAACTTGTCGCCCGTCTTTTTGCTGGCCTTGATCCAGCCCGACACGTTGTAATCGACGTTGTTGATGACGCACGTACCCCGGTAGTCGGGCCTGCTGGCGTTCTCGCCCTTGTCGTTGCGAAACAACACTCCCTTCATGTTCGGATCGTAATTCATACCTTCAACTCCTTCAGTTTTGCCAGTTTGTCGTCTAACTCTGCAAGGAACTTACGCACCTCGGTTTCTAATTCGGCAATGCGCTTGTCGTCACGCGGGACATTTTTAACGAACAATTGCAAGTGTTCCGGCAATCGGGGGTCAAAGGACACAAAATCGCACCACCACGCCCCCGTGCAAGCCATCTGCCATTGCATCTGGGTGATGTACTTCGTTGGGATGTCCTCGGTTAGCCACAAATCAAGGTGGGTCGCCGTGTTCGGGCATTTGATTTCGATAAGGCCGTCCCAATGCGTTTCGCCATCCTTCACCAGCCCGTCTGGGGACGCCCCTGACATCGGTATGGCGGGGTGGTCAATAAACCCCACCTCCTCCACTAACTCGCCTGTACGGGCGCTGTAGGCGGCCCTAGCGTTAGGTTCCTGCTCGGTACCCCACTCCATCGCGGCGTTGCTGAACGAGGACGCTTTCTGCCCCGTCAGCCGTTCCACGATAAGGTCGGCCATGTAGTTCTCACGGCTTGCCGAGTACCGGGTCTTGGTCTTGGCTACAACGTCAGCCACGCGGCTGGCGGTAACCTTGCCCAACCGGGCTGCAAACCATTCGTCAGTGCGCTGTTCCATCACGCAACCCTCAACAATTCAACGCATTTTTTGCCACGGTTTATCGCGGTCATCGCAGAACCGTTGCCCCAGAATTTGCTGCAATAAGAGGCAATACCGCTCCGCAAAGGCTCGGGGTCAAATTTGTCGAAAGGAATTTCAACCATTTGGCCCACCTGCAAATCTGCAACGTATGGCTTGTAATACTGGCATACGCTCCCAACTGGGTACTTGAAATTACGGGTTCTTTGTTTTGTTTTTTCTAAGTGCAAATCGCCCTGCGTAATCGTTGCGCCATCGGGCAGCACAATTACAAACTTGACGGCGGGCATGGCTTGCAAAATCACAATTGCTTTGTTGAATAAAGCGTTCATGTCAACTCCTTCTTGCGGTTCGTGAAAGCGTCCATGTGCAACTGGCGGGCATCCATCGGCAACGACTTAAACAACGCCGTGAGAGCCTCTGCGGAGTCGCAAGCGGCAATTTGGTCAAGCACCTTGGGGTCTGGTTTAACTCCACGCGCCTGTGCGGCCTCGGCGTCGTCGTCGGTCTGATACACCCCAACGATGGCCGCCAACGCATATCGGCGTGCGTAGGTAATGCCAGAGCCTTGCGCCTGCGGGCTGGCGTCCTTAGTCAAAACCGGCATTTCACCGCTGATCCATTCGCCACTGCTATGCAGCAAGGTCGTAACCAACATCAGCCCGTCGGGCGTGTGGCGGCTGGTCTGCGTAACCGCCAAGCCGTTGTCGGTAAGCGGCTTGCGGCAGGCTTGCCATACCGACTCAAGATCGGCGTAGCGTGACTTAAAGAAAGGGTTAGCCGCGTCCTTTACAGCCCCGGTAATTTGGCTTTGTGCCTTGGCAAGCGCGGCGGCCAGTGCGCCAATGGTTTCACTCTGCATCGTTTGTCTCCTGTAGTTCTGCTATTGCGTTGTTGCAGGCTTCAATGCGTTCTTGTTCCTCGCGTTCCTGCATCTCAAGGTCAAGTTGATGCCACCAAGAGGATTCATCGTTACCCCACGGTTCAGCGTCCATCGACCACCTCCGCGTCACACGAGTGACCGTCACAAGGCTCAACGATGCAAGCGATGCCGTAAAGGATGATGAGCAGGACGACTACCGGCCACAGTGATTGCTTAGATTTCATAATCGTCATCTCCTGCGTTGAGGTTGATCCAGCACCGTCGCAGCAAATCATCTGATTCAGCCGGCTCAAGGTAGTCAAGGTCGGCCTTGATGCGGACGGACTCGTAGTCGTTGCGATCAACGGCGCGCGACTCGCAGCCTTCTGGGTAGCAGCCAAGCAGCCACAGGTCGGTGATTTCGATGTCGTCAGCGACGTTGGCGTTGGGATCGCCGGGGTGGCAGTCGTAGGTGACTTCAGCGTGCCAATAGACGCCGAGGGCGTAGATTTTGGTTTCAAAAGTGGGCATATCTGTTGCTCCGTTGTGTTTATCAACGAGGCCAGTTTAGCAACCTATACCCCCATGTCAATACCCCTATGCAAAAAAAGTTTAGGCCGCTATAGTGCCGTCCATGGACATCCAGAAGTTGTTAAAGCGGTACGGCAGCCAGTCGGCAATGGCCGATGCGTTTGGCGTAACCAAGGGCGCTGTAAGCCAATGGGTCAAGGCAGGGGCGATTCCTGCGGCCCGGGTATGGCAGTACAAGGCAGGGTTGGTAAAGCCCCAGAAGGGCCGCTAATGCGGTTATACGGGGCCAGAAACGACAAAGCCCACCAAGCCTTTATGGTGGGCCTTGACGCGGCAGGGGGGCTGCCATTACGCTTGAAGTGCGAGTTAAGCGTGATGCGGACTGTATTGGACTGTTCTAGTCCTGTCAAGCACCCCACCACGCCCAACCTCTCGGGCATCTTGGTCGGGGAAACTACGCGCAAGATGACCTTAAACCTACACCGGGGCAGCCAACCTGTAGGTGCGCGGCGTCAGTCGGGAAGCGCAAATGGCAACGGGGTAACCCGTGAAAAGTAGCCGACAGCGGATGGCTCCGTCAGTCATCACTCCGCACGATCCCATTGAGGCGTTCCTACGTCTCAACCGTGCGGATTCACCATCAGTCATCAGGTCTGTATGACCTTAAAGGTAAGACATGGGAGATGAAATTCTTTATCGGAAACAGGAAACCAGTCCTAAAGACATCAACCACGAGCGTAGCGAGTTTTACGACAGACAGGCTATGGCTGGGTGGGAACAGTCGTTTAAGGAAGGGTCACTGCAACGGTTACGGTACTTGGATGCGGTGTTGTGCCGAGTGACCGATCCCGATGAGGTGGAGAGGTTGAAAGGCCGGGTGGGTGAACTCATCCGCGAAACTAACCCTGCTGCGATTCTCGGTGACCCGCACCTTGTAACGATGGTGCGTTGGTTGTTTACTGAAAAAGGATTGGTGCGACTGCGTGAAAGGGCTAAACAAACGCACAAGGGTGTGGTGGCAGATATGGCTGATTCGCTGCATCAACGAGGCACGGGATGAGATACCGAGCGAGGCGGGACGCGAACGACGGTCTAATCAGTCAGGCGTTGACAGCCGCTGGGTTCGTCGTCCTCGACTACGCCTCAAACGGCGGCGTACCGGATCGGCTCGTGGTGCGAGACTTACCGGACGGGACACCGTGGATATGCTGGGTGGAAATCAAGGTCGAGAAGGGGAAACTACGTCCTAGCCAAGAGCGGTTTGCCGCCATCTTTGGGCCACGACAAGAGTTCTACGTTGCCCGTGACCCCGAGGAAACCGTCAGTGAATTGATGGAACGGTATCTAGCCGCGATCAAGCCCGAGCAGTATCGCTAAACATGAGCAGTTTGCGGTGACCCTTGTAGTGGACGATGGCCGGGTCTGGGTGCTGGGCAAGGCACTCAGGCAAGCAAGCGTAGTGCGATTCTGGCAAATACTGGACGGCGGCGCGTTTGGCGTACTCTCGCAGCACTTCTTGGTCGCCGTACCAGACCCGAAACTTGTCGGGCAGGACGTTGTACATTTCCGCGAGGTCAGCCCAGATGCCCCAGTCCGCCGTGATCGTGCAACAACCGACGAACGGGTACACCTCATCCAGCGTTTTGCCCTCGTACTCCGAATAGTCCTGACCGCGCTGGCGGATGTTGAAGATCGCATCACGGTTAAAGTCACGCCGGGTCATCGCAACGGTTCCGCGAAGCAGCGCGGCAGGGTCGATGGGGTGTTGCACGATCATGTCGGTATCCATGTACATAGCAGGTTCGGTCAGCCCCAATTCCGCAAAAGCATTGGTGCGCCATTGCATCAAATACTTGCGGTTGCCCTCGGTCACGAACACCCGCGACGTTCCCGGCACAGCAGGGGTAGCCGCATCGGTGACCTGAATAATGGTCGCATCAGGGTTGTGGGCGCGGATGGAAAACACCATCGCGGTGGGCTGGGCGATGTCCTTGCCTACGTGAAAGAAAACAAACATAGGGAAACTATATGCTGAACTTGAACCGAAGGCGACTCTCACGGGCTATTTGGGACACCCTTTTTGCCGACCTGCCCGACCTGCCGTGGCACGTGATTGAGGACTTGGAGAAGTTAGACCCTGCCCGACGCACTGGTAGCACCAACCACGCCTCCCTAGTCGCCTTGTGGTCGGTTATACGCTACTTCCGACCCAAGACCGTGGCCGAGGTCGGCACGTACATTGGCAAATCGACGTTTGTGCTGTCGCGGCTGGGTGCTGACGTCCATACCTGCGACATGACGCACGATTTCAAACTCCCGATTGCAACCAAGATCACGCAGTACCACAGCAGCAGCACCGAAATGCTTGCCAAGATGGAGGGCAAGATTGACTTGCTCCACCTCGACGGGCGGTTACAGGCGGATGATCGGGAACACCTCGCCCGGCTCTGTACCCCCGACACGATCATTACGCTTGACGACTTTGAGGGCGTTGAGAAGGGGGTGTGGAACGCTATGCAGTTTGACCTGTCCAAGCGCATCCTCGTATACCCGCCCGAGCGAGTATTGACAGAGCGATACGCGGTAGGGGATGCTACGACTGCAATAATCCTGCCCACCTTGAGGCTAACGCCGCAATGAGCCACAAAGACGCCGCTGAATTTGTAGGCGTATTGCTACACAGCAGCACGGCCACGCATTTTCTGCATTTGCAGACGGCTAGTTATGCCGCCCACAAGGCACTTGGGCATTACTACGAAAACATCGTGGACTTGGCTGACAAGTACGCGGAAGCCTATCAAGGCCACCACGGGATTATCCCGCTGGCCGACTACCCTGAAGGGTTTAAGGTACAGACCGATGCGGCCAAGTACGCCAACAGCCTGCTGACGTTCGTCAAGGGCATCCGCAAAGACCTGCCGAAAGACACCGATTTGCAGAACATCATTGACGAGATCGTGGGCGAGATCGCCTCCCTACTGTACAAATTGGAGCGTTTCAAATGAGAAAGGCAGGGCTATACGCCAACATTCTCGCTAAACAAGAGCGCATTAAGGCGGGCAGTGGCGAGCGTATGCGTAAGCCCGGCCAACCCGGCGCACCGACCGCCAAGGCGTTCCGTGAGAGCGCCAAGACGGCCAAGAAAGAAAACAAATGACAGCCGCGTGGACTCGTAGCGAGGGCAAAAACCCCAAGGGCGGCCTGAACGCCAAGGGTCGTGCCTCGTACAAGGCCGAAACAGGAGGGACACTGAAGCCGCCGGTTAAGTCAGGCGACAACCCACGCCGAGCCTCTTTCTTGGCCCGTATGGGCAATATGCCGGGGCCGATGGCGAAGAACGGCGAGCCTACTCGCCTCGCCCTCGCACTCAAGGCATGGGGCGCGTCTAGCAAGGAGGACGCAAAGGCCAAGGCACGGGCCATTAGCAGCAGGAACAAGTAATGGCCGTTGACCGTCAGCGCCTTGCGGAAGCACTTGCCTACGAGCAGCAACGACGGCGCATGATGGAATCCGTGCCGACCGTGGGCAACTTACCGCCCGCCCAACCGGCTCGCCGTAGCCTACGCACCGACCTTGAAAACTTGTCGTCTGGGTTGGGTCGAGGCATTGTCAATCAGTTGGAGGGTGTCAAGGGTCTAGTCACCGACCCCGTAGGCACGGTTAAGGGCGCATACGAGGGCGTTAAAGGCATTGTGCGCGACCCGTCCGTACTTGCTGACGCATTGCGTTACACCGCCGACAAAGCCATGAGCGGCCCGCTAGGCTCAGGCGAAGTGTTAGGTGAATTCTTAACGCCAAGCGTCAAAGGCGTGGGCAAGCGAGACATTTTCATAGGCGAAAACGCTAGGACATGGGACGCTGCTGCCGCGAAACGCGCCGAGGAAATGGAAGCATCTGGAATAGACCCAGAAACAATTTGGCGCGAAACCGGAACTTATCGCGGAACTGACAACCAATTACGCCAAGAAATACCTGACGAAATGGCGTTCAAGCCGGGATATGGGTTACCGGGAGGGCGATCCCGCGCATACAACGTCAACGAAGCGGTGTTTAATCCGTCAATGCGGGCAACCTATCCCGACATCATGGAAGAAACGCTAACCACCATGCGCGTTAAGCCCGATGTGCCAGAAACCGGATATTTCCAAGAACGAGTGCCAGCCACGCGGGAAACATTTGGGCTTGACCCAGAAATCGGTGTGACGGGACGAAATCGGCCAGAAATTAAATCGGTGTTGGCACACGAACTGCAACACGCGGTACAGGCCAAGGAAGGGTTTGCCCGAGGCGGCAATCCAGACCAATTCAAAATCATGTCAGCGGGCGAGCGGGAAGAAACAATCAACCGTTTGCGCCGCAAAATCGGGCAAATGGCGGCAGATCGTCACCGAGATGGCGAATTCATTATTAGCGGGTTCGAAAGGGCAAAGCCTGAAACGCTCGCTGACCCAGAAATCCGCGACATGATGTATGAACTGAAGCGCATTGAAACCATGGCTGACCCTCGGGAGCAGTACAAACGTCTTGCAGGAGAGGCAGAAGCGCGAGCAGTTCAATCAAGGCTCGGCATGACAAAAGAACAGCGGCGGCAAACGTATCCGTTCAAGTCATACGATGTGCCGCTTGATGAGTTAATCAATCGGAAATAGTATCTTTCTAAATGTTGTGTTAAAACAACGACATGGCAGCACGGAAAATACATACGACCTTACGAGACGAGTGGAAGTTACGCATCAAGGCCACACACCTTGTCTCGCGGCTCCACGAACACGCTATGGGCGAGGCCGATATGTCGCCGACGCAGATCAAGGCAGCGGAAATACTGCTGAAGAAAGTCGCGCCTGACTTGGCGCGGCAAGAGGTTACAGGCGAGAACAACGGCCCGGTCAAGGTACAGATCGGATGGATGGCTCCCGAATAATCCTCCCCTACGCACCGCGAAAGGCGTTCATGCCGTTCCATGAGCGCACTAAACGCTGGGCTTGCCTTGTCGCACACCGTCGCGCAGGTAAGACCGTCGCCGCCGTCAATGACATGATTCGCGCTGCTGCGATGTATCAGGGGCCGTATGGCTTGTTCGCATACGTCAGTCCGTACAGGTCGCAGGCCAAGGCAATTGCTTGGCAGTATTTTAAGGACAGCGCACACCCTATAACTCAATCGGTCAACGAGCAGGAACTGACCATCACCCTCATCAACAATAGTCAGATACGGCTGTACGGGGCCGAAACCGCAGACAATATGCGCGGACTGGGGTTCTCGGGCGTATACATGGACGAATTCGGTGACTTTAAGCCCAGTGTATTCGGCAACGTCATACGCCCGGCGTTGTCAGACAAGCAAGGTTGGGCTGTATTTGGCGGTACACCGAAGGGCAAGAACCAGTTTTGGGAGATTTACGAGACAGCAAAGCGCCTACCAGACGAATGGTTCCTGTTGCGCCTCCCCGCTTCATCGTCGAGGTTGTTGCCCGCTGGCGAATTAGCCGCAGCACGGGCGCAGTTGGCCGAGGATCAGTACCTACAGGAGTACGAGTGCAGTTTTGAGGCTGCAATTCTCGGCGCTTTTTACGGCAAGGAGATGCGCGAGGCTGCCGATCAGGGCCGCATCACCAACGTGCCGTATGACCCTGGTATGCCCGTATACACCGCATGGGACTTGGGGTGGCGCGACGACACGGCAATATGGTTCTACCAAGTGACCCGTGGCGAAATCCGCGTGATCGACTTCTATGCCGTATCAGGAGAGGACATCCATACCATTGCGGACGTCGTGACCAAGAAGCCCTACCGCTATGCCAAGCACTACCTACCGCACGACGCTCGGGCCAAGAGCCTACAAACGGGCAAGAGCATCATTGAGCAATTGGCCGCACAACTCGACATCGGCAAACTGGCCGTTGTTCCTGACATTGGCGTGCAGTCAGGCATTCAAGCGGTACGCATGATGCTGCCCCGAGTGTGGTTTGACGCAACCAAGTGCAGCGATGGCATTGAGGCGCTGCGGCAGTACCAGCGCGAATACGACGAAGACAAGAAAGCGTACCGGCAATCCCCGCGCCATGACTGGACATCACACCCTAGTGACGCTTTCCGTATGGTTGCGGTATCATGGTCTGAAGTCGCTGACAAGCCCCCAGCGCCAGAGGTTAAGCCGCTGATGGTGGGGCCAGAGAACACAGTCACGTTGAACGATATGTGGTCGGTTCACGACCGTACCGTTAGCAGGAGAGCAAGAATATGAGCATTGTCAGCCCCAATCGTTACCCCTACGAAACAGTCGCCGCCTCGCAGACCGCACAGGTACTCGGTGGCACAGGTGCCGTAGGCGACTACCTCCACCGCATTGTGGTGACGGTCACGACGACTGGCACCAGCACGTTAAGCGTCATTGACGGCAGCACGACTGTCCTGACGATGGCTGCCAACACCCCGGTGGGCGTTTACAGCCTTGAGATCAACGCCGCTGCGACTACCGGCCCGTGGAAGATCACGACCGGCGCAGGGCTTGCCGTCATGGCTGTTGGATTCTTCACGGCCTAATCATGGAAGGCATACTGCAACCGGAACTGGAAAAGTACCTCCGAATTATCGGTCAGTATGACAACGAGTTTGCCAAGTGGCAGGCGCGTACCAAGAAGATCGTTAAGCGGTACCGGGACGACAGCCGTGGGCAGGGTGGCAACGAAGCCGCCCGCTTTAACATTCTGTGGTCAAACGTCCAGACGCTGACCCCTGCCGTTTACGCCAAACTGCCAAAGGCTGACATCAGCCGTCGCTTTGGCGATAACGACCCCGTAGGCCGCGTAGCCTCGCAGTTGCTGGAACGCGCCATCGACTTTGAGATTGAGCATTACCCCGACTTCCGCTCGACGATGAAGTACGACGTTGAGGATCGGTTCCTCGGCGGTCGCGGTACGGCGTGGGTGCGGTACGAGCCGCACGTTGCCCCCATTGGCATTGAGGATGATGGCGTGTCCATCACCTCGGCCATTGAGCAGGGTGAGGGTGCGCCGCCAAACCTTGAGCAAATCGAATACGAGTGCGCCCCGGTGGATTACATTCACTGGCGCGATTTTGGACACTCACAGGCCCGCACATGGGAAGAAGTTACCTGCGTGTGGCGCTGGGTGTACATGAACCGTGAGGCGCTCGCAGAACGCTTTGGCGACGAAATGGCCCGCAAGATACCCCTTGACCAAGGGCCGGAGCCGCTGAACGCCTATAACGAGGCCAAGCGCACGTATAACCGTGCGAAGATTTGTGAACTGTGGGACAAGGAAACCCAAAAAGTTTACTGGTTCTGCAAGGGTATGCCGCAGATGATCGACGTCCGCGATGACCCGCTCGGCGTCGAAGGATTCTTCCCCTGCCCGAAGCCGCTTTACGCGACGACGACCAGCGACACGCTTGTGCCGGTGCCGGATTTCCTGCTGTACCAAGATCAGGCGATGGAGTTGGACATCCTGTCCGACCGCATTGACGGATTGGTCAAGGCGCTGCGCGTGCGTGGCGTATACGACAGCAGCCAGCCTGCCCTGCAACGACTGATGACCGAGGGCGACAACAATGCGCTTATTCCAGTTGATAAGTGGATGGCTTTTAGCGAGAAGGGCGGCCTTAAAGGCAGCATTGACCTCCTTCCGCTCGACACCCTCGCCAACGCCCTCATCCAGTGCTACCGCGCCCGGGAAGACATCAAGTCCCAAATCTACGAAATCACGGGCATCTCGGACATTATCCGTGGCACCTCGTTCGCCAGCGAAACCGCGACCGCGCAGCAAATCAAAGGCCAATACGCCGGATTGAGACTGCGGTCGATGCAGGAAGACGTCGCCCTCTTTGCGTCGGAACTGATCCGCTTGAAGGCGCAGGTAATGTGTCTGCATTACCAGCCGCAGACTATCCTTGCCTACGCTGCCGCGCAGCAAATGACGCCAGCCGACCAGCAGTTGATCCCGCAGGCGCTGGAATTGCTGAAGGACAAGCCGCTGCGGAACTTCCGCGTAGACATTGCGGCCGACAGCCTTGTGATGCTAGACGAAAACCAGAACAAGCAAGACCGTATGCAGTTCTTGCAAGCGTTTGGCGGATTCCTCGCTCAAGCCTTGCCGGTTGGTCAGGCCAGCCCGCAGATGGTGCCGATGATGATGGAACTGCTGCGCTTTGGTATGCAGGCGTTCAAGGCGGCCCGTCCGATTGAGGGTCAGATCGACGCCACGTTGCAGCAATTGCAGCAGGCGGCCATGCAGCAGCAAAACCCTGAGCAGCAAGGCAAGCAAGCCGAGATGCAGCAAAAGGGCCAGTTGGAGCAAAGCAAGATGCAGATGGAATCTGCCCTTACGCAAGCCAAGATGCAGCATGAGATGCAAATGGAGCAGATGCGTAACCAAGCCAAGATGGCGATGGAACAGCAGAAAATGGACTTTGAGGCACGCCTTAAGGCTGCCGAACTGCAACAAAAGCAGGCTGCTGACCGTTACCGCGCTGACCTTGACGCACAAACCAAACTGGTCATTGCCCAGATGGGCAAGACGATGCCAACGCCACCGTTTGAGCAATGAAACGCACTTACGTATACGTTGACGGCGAGTTTGTAGAGCGTAAAAAAGACGCTAAGGGGCGTTATCACTACGTTATGCCTGACATCGTGCCGTACAAAAGCATGATCGACGGCAAGATGGTTACCTCCCGCTCGGAACACCGACGCCACCTCAAGGCAAACAACTGCATTGAGGTTGGCAACGAAGACCCGAGCAAGCACGGAAGGCGCGAAACGCCGGTAGACACCCGGCTGGAGCGCATCAAGCACATGGTCAACACACGCCTGACCAATGAACAAGCGGATCGCATACTGCGCGACCTGCGCCAGCACGCTAATTTCACCAATCCCCACAGGAGAGGCTAATGGACGAGCAAGTAGAACGAGACGAAGCCCTACAGGCAGAGGTCACAGACCGTCGTGCGATGCTGGAGCAAGGGTTAGAGGCAGCCGAAAAGGGCGAGCCGGTTGATGGTCGTGATTCGCAAGGCCGCTTTGCGCCACGGGCGACTCAAGTTGAGCCACCGGAGACGGAGGCAGAACCGCCGGTATGGCGTCGTCCGCCTGCGTCGTGGAAGAAGGATTACCACGAGGTTTGGCAGAAAGCCGACCCGAAGATGCAGGAATACGCATGGCAGCGTGAGGAACAGATGCGGGCAGGGGTAGAACCGCTGCTTTCCAAGGCGCAGTTTGCCGACACGATGCAGGAAGCCATCGCGCCGTACCTGCCGACCATTCAAGGCATGGGGTTGTCGCCCGAAAAGGCGGTGTCGGCCCTCATGCAAGCCGACTACACGCTGCGTACCGCCCCGCCGCAGCAAAAGATGCAGTTATTTATGCAACTGGCACAGTCCTACGGCATCCAATTGCCTACGGGCGGCCAGTCGCCACAGCAGCAGCCGCAAGCGCGAGTTGACCCGCTCGTATGGCAACTCCAAAACGAGTTGAACAACGTGCGCGGCGAAGTAATGGGCTGGAAACAGCAGCAGGAAATGCAGCAAAACCAGCAACTGCTGGGTGAAATCAACCAATTTAGTATGAAGGCCGATCATTTTGAGGAAGCCCGCCCGACCATGATCCAACTCCTACAGAGTGGCATGGCCGAAACGCTGGACGAAGCATATGAAAAGGCTATTCGACTGAACCCTGACTTGTTTGAGCAGATCAACAAAGCCCAACAGGCTGAAGTGGCTGCTAGACAAGCCAAGGAGCAGAACAGGGCAGCGAAAGCCGCCCGAGCAGCAGCGGTGAGTGTCAGAAGCGCCACACCCGGCGTAAACACGGCTCCCAAGGCAGCAAACCGTCGTGCGCTCTTGGAGGAGGCATTTTCCGAATCCGAGTCGCGCTTATAACCACTGATATAGGAGCATTAAAATGGCATTTGCCAACTCAAGTATCAGCGACATCATTGCTACCACGATTCAGAGCCGTAGCGGTGAACTCGCTGACAACGTGACGAACAACAACGCTTTGTTGCGTCGTCTCAAGGAGCGCGGGAACGTCAAGACGTTCTCGGGCGGTAACGTGATTTTGCAAGAAATCATGTACAACGACCCGACCACTAACAACACCAATTCGTACAGCGGGTACGAAGTGTTGAACGTCGGCCAGAACAGCCCGATTTCGTCGGCGCAGTTCAGCATCACGCAGTACGCTTCTGCTGTGACCATTTCGGGTCTGGAGATGATCCAGAACTCGGGCAAGGAGGCGATCATCGACCTTCTTGACGGTCGCATGGAAGTCGCGGAAGCCCAACTTGCTAACCGCATTTCGGGCGACCTGTACGGCGATGGCACCGGCAACGCGGGCAAGAACCTCACGGGCCTTGCTGCGGCTGTGCCGGATGACCCGACCACCGGAACTTACGGCGGCATCAACCGCGCCGTGTGGTCGTTCTGGCAGTCGAAGGTGTTTGATGCCTCGGTCAGCGGTTCGGGCGTTGTGTCGTCTACCACGATTCAGGGTTACATGGACGCTCTGGCCGTTCAACTCGTTCGTGGCACCGACAAGCCTGACCTGATCGTTGCTGACAACAACTACTACCGTTATTACTTGCAGTCGCTGCAAGCCATCCAGCGCATCACCGAGTCTGGCTCGGGCATGGCTGGCGCAGGCTTTGCCTCGCTCAAGTACTACGGTGCCGGTATGGCGTCTGACGTCGTGCTGGACGGTGGTATCGGTTCCTCGTCGTATAACAGCGGCGCTGGCAACGCGAACCACATGTGGTTCTTGAACACCAAGTACCTGCATTTCCGCCCGCACAAAGATCGTAACTTTGTGCCGATTGGCGGCGAGCGGCAGGCCGTTAACCAAGACGCCATTGTGAAGTTGATCGGCTGGGCGGGTAACTTGACCTGCTCGGGCGCTCAGTTCCAAGGCGTGCTGATTGACTAAGAGGGCAAACAAATGTCTATCTCTGTAAGCAATATGATTGGTGTGTCGCTTGACTACACCGACACCTCGCCCTCGTTCGCCGTTGGCACCGTCGTCAACCTGAACGACGGCGGACAGGCTTTGTACGTGCAGGCGGCTTCAACTTGTGCAACGTGGTCGGCTGTGACCGTCTCCGTTGACAACAAGGTGGCTCCGCTGACCACGACCAACTCTGCCAATTCCAAGGCGGTTGGTTTTGCACAGGTGTCCATTGCCTCGGCTTACTACGGCTGGGTGCAGTTGGGCGGCAAGCCCCGTGTTAGCGTGTTGGTCGGCTGCCAGCCGAACGTCCCGCTGTTCACGACCGCAACCCCGGGCGCTCTTGACGACGCCACGGTGACTGCGGGCTTGGTGGCGGGCCTTGTGGCAACGACGTCGGCGGCCTCGGCCTCCGCTGTCACTTGCATTGCCGGTTATCCCCATGTCCTGACGGGGTTGAACGCGTAATGCAGCCTCTGGAGATCACGGTACAGGCGGCGGGTACGGAGGAGGAACTATGTTCCAACATCCGCTCGGCGCTTGCCCGTGGTCTGCCAGAACTGACCCTCGCTCCCACCAAACACGATGGCAACATGGTGTTGGTGGCGAGCGGGTGGTCTATGCCCGATTTCATAGACGAAATCAAAGCGCACCGCAGGGCTGGACGGCCCATTGTGGCAATCAAGGCGGCGCATGATTTCTTGTGTGAAAACGGCGTACAGCCGGACTTGTGGATCAACCTTGACCCGCGTGACCGCACGAGCGGCATCAAACTGCTGAACGATCATACGATTTATATGCCAGCCTCGCGCTGCCCGCCCTCCACGTTTGACTACCTCAAGGGTAGGAAAATGCTGTTGTGGCACTCGTGGGCGCCGGGGCCGGAGATGGAAGCCATTGGCCCGGGCAAGGTTGCCGTGGGCGGTGGCACGACCTCGGGTCTGCGTGCCGTCAACATCGGGTACCTGCTGGGGTTTCGTAATTTCACGATGTACGGCTACGACAGTTGCAACCGTGCAGATGGCTTAAAGCGGTTTACGGGCGAATACACCGGCCCCTCGGTTGACATCTGGGTGGGCGGCCCCGAAGGCAAGAAGTTCAACTGCAACATGGCGATGGCCCAGCAGGCCAACGAGTTTCAAAAACTGTTTTCGGTCATGGGCGATATAACGGTAGACGTTAAAGGGCCGGGGCTGATTGCTGAAATCATGCGTGTACGCCACGAGCGGAAGGCAGCCTAATGGCAATCCCGTCCCGCGTGCTAAACAGCGGCGTTACGCAACTGTCCACCGTGTCAATCTGCGGCGATGGGAACGCGAGCGTAACGGCAGCGGGTACGTCGGCAGGCGATGCCACCACGCTGACGTATGTATATAACAACGTCACGACCGTAGGCGCTGGCGCAGGCGTCAAATTACCGCCGACCGAGATGGGCGAAACCATCATCGTCAAGAACACAAGCGCCAATCCGTTGACGGTTTACCCATACAACACGAGCAGTAGCATCAACAACGTAGGGTATGGCACGATCAACCCCGACTGCTCGGCCATGTTTTTTGCCGTCAGCAATACGCTGTGGGAAGAATTGCAGGGTTTTGGCCGCTCGGTGCCGATCCTGCATTACGGTGCGTTCAGCGACACCACGCTACAAGCAGCAGCATCTATCAACACCGCCTACGGCATGGTTTTTAACACCACCGATAGCAGTAACGGTGTGTCTATTGGCTCGCCGTCGTCCCGCTTGGTTGTAGATTACCAAGGCGTTTACAACGTGCAGTTTTCGGCACAGTTAGACAAAACCTCTGGCGGCGCAGGCAATATCTACATTTGGTTGCGTAAAAACGGCACTAACGTCGCCAACACCGCCAGCACGGTCGCCATCCAAGGCACCGCAGCGCGTACCGTCGCCGCGTGGAACTTCATTATTCAACTAGAATCAACAAACTACGTTGAATTGATGTGGGCGACGGATGATACAAGCGTTAGAATTCTTGCAGCCAGCGCCACAAGCGTTTGGCCTGCGATCCCCTCGGTCATTTGTACCATCACACAGGTCAACAACCTGTAATCCCCACAGGAGCAAGGACAATGCCATTAGACAGCGATGTTTCTAACGCCGACGCACAGTTGCACGTTGAGTTTTACGTCAAGGACGATGGGCCGGGTAAGGGCAAGACCTATTGCCGCATCATGGCCCCGGGCGATAAGACCAACATCATTGACCAGCCAAGCCGCGACGATCACAAGGCGCGGTTTCCGCGTCAGTGGCTGTACTTTCAGACGCAGCAAAGCGACGGTGTGGCGGCAGAGATCGGCACCCCGCTGTCGGCATGGCATAAGGACGCTCCCGAGGAGATTACCCGCGACCAGATACAGGAGTTGGTAATCCTGAAGTTTGTGACGGTCGAGCAGTTGGCTTTGGCGTCGGACGCGCAATTGCAGCGGATCGGCATGGGCGGCGTTGGGCTGCGTGAGCGGGCAAAAATGTACTTAAACCGCAAAAACCGCGTAGAAGCCACTGCCGAATTGGAAGATACGAAGCGTCAATTGGCCGAATTGCAGGCACAGATGGCGCAGTTGTTGGGCAGCGAACCGGCCAAGCGCCGTGGACGCCCGCCCAAGGAAACCTTAGCGGAGGCATAGCATGGGCAGCACGATGGTTCAACTTGTCCAGCAAGTAACAAACGAACTGGGCATCCCTACTCCGCAGACCGTAGCGGGAAACGCGAGTCAGGACATCATCCAGATTCTTGCGTTGATGAACGCCTGCGGTTACGAGTTGCTCCGTCGTGCTGATTGGCGCGAACTGACCCGCCAGCACACGTTTTACACCGAAGCCATCACGACCACGGGAACGTGGGCCGAGGACGTTGCGGTAATTACGGCTATTCCGACGACCGCAGGGCTGTCTACGCAGTACCAAGTGCAGGGCGTGGGCATCCCCAACGCTACCTACGTCACGGCTGTAACGGGCGCTACGTCGGTCACGCTCAACTACGCCCCGACGTCCTCGGTTGTAAATGGTCAGGTCATATTCCAGAAAGTGAAGTACAACCTGCCTGCCGATTACGTCAGCACGGTCAACCGCACCCATTGGGACAAGAGCAAGCGTTGGGAAATGCTCGGCCCCGAGTCGCCGCAGCAATGGGAATGGCTGCTGTCGGGTTATATCAGCACCGGCCCGCGTATCCGTTGGCGTCTGCTTGGCAAGTATTTCCAGATTTGGCCGGGCATGAATGGCGGCGAGTTGCTCGGGTTTGAGTACCGTAGCGCCGCATGGGCCGAAAGCGCCCTTGCCGTGCCAAAAAACAGTTTTACCGCCGACAACGACACTTGCGTTTACCCCGACCGCGTGATGGTTCTTGGTACAAAACTGAAGTATTTTGAGGCCAAGGGCTTTGATACAACGGCTTTGTACCGCGATTACCTTGCAGAACTTGAAACGGCCATCGCGCAGGATACGGCAGCGGCCAACCTGTCGTTTGCCCCGCGTCCGGGTACGGTGTTGATCGGTTACGACAACATCCCTGACAGCGGTTACGGCACGAGCAGCACGTAATGGCATCGCCCGTTCGCAGACGGCTAGTACAGCGCACCACGGCCAACGTGGCGTCCTTGCCTGCCCCGGTGGGCGGGTGGAACGCACGCGATGCGCTAGCAAACATGGCACCTACGGATGCCGTGTATTTGGAAAATATGTTTCCAAGCGTTTCCAACGTCAATTTGCGCGGTGGATACGTCAAACACGCGGTTGGACTGCCTGCCGAAGTGCAGACGCTGATGACCTACAACGCGGGGTCAGACGTAGAACTGTTTGCCATCAGCGACGGCAAGATTTTCGACGTTACCTCAGCGGGTACGGCAGGGTCGGCGCTGGTCGCCAGCCTTTCCAACTCGCAATGGGAGTACACCAACGTCACCACGGGCGGCGGGCAATACCTGTACCTTGCCAATGGCGTGGACAAGCCCTTGTTGTTCAACGGGACAACATGGACGCCCATTGACGGTGTGTCTACGCCAGCGATCACGGGCGTCACGACGACTAACCTAATCCAGCCGACCTTGTTCAAGAACCGAATGTGGTTTATTGAAAAGGACACCTTAAAAGCATGGTATTTGCCGGTAGCATCGGTTGGTGGTGCGGCAAACGTGCTAGACCTGTCAAGCGTCATGCACTTGGGCGGCAAGTTGCAGGCAATGGCGACTTGGACGATTGACGCGGGCTACGGCGTTGACGACAACCTTGTGTTCATTTCTGACCAAGGCGAGGTGGCCGTATATCGCGGCACCGACCCAACGAGCGCGTCCACATGGTCGCTGATCGGCGTCTGGATCATTGGTGCGCCAATTTCCCGTCGCTGCATGGCGAAGTACGGCGGTGACCTGCTGATTTTGACGCTGGACGGGTTGATACCGTTCGCCTCGGCGCTGCAATCATCACGGCTTGACTCTAACATTGCCCTGTCAGACAAGATACAAGGCGCATTTGCGGCTGCCGCACGCACGTACAAGGACACGTTTGGCTGGGGGTTGCTCTACAACCCGCTTAACAACGCCCTAATCGTCAATGTGCCTGTATCAACCGGGCAACAGCAGTTTGTGATGAACAACATCACTAAGGCGTGGTGCAACTTTACGGGTTGGAACGCGGCGTGTTGGGCGCTTGTGGAAAACGAGCCGTACTTTGGCGGCAATACCTACGTTGCGAGGGCTTGGACGACAGGCGATGGCGGGTATGCCGACGATGGCGAACCCGTCCGCACCAAGGCGCTGCAAGCGTTCAACTACTTTGAGACACGCGGCGTTATTAAATACTTCACCCGCGCACGCCCAAGCATCTTCAGCAACGGTCAGCCTAGCGTGGTTATCGGTATCAACACCGATTTCCAGACAATAGACCAGACCGGCGCGGTGTCATTCTCGCCCACGGTGGCGGGCCTATGGGGCGTCGGGTTGTGGGACGTCGCGCTATGGGGTAGCGATGTGGTCATCACCAATAACCAGTCGGGCGTCACCGGCATTGGCTATTCCGGTGCCATATCGTTCAACAGCAGCAGCGAAAACTTGCAGATTCAATGGGCATCAACTGACGTTGTGTATCAAATCGGATGGGCTGGAATATAGTCAGCGGCCCCCACGTGGGCCATTGGGTCATGTCTCGCACCGACGGGGCGTATAACGCTGACCGTTCAGCCGCCATTGGGCTGGAGCGGGACGGCGAATTGGTCGCCGGTACGGTTTACGAGATGTGGAACGGCAAGTCAGTCGTGTGCCATATCACTTGGGATCAGATCACCCCGGCTTACTTGGCAGCGGTGTATGACTATCCCTATAACGTCGCAAATGTTGATAAGATCATAGGGCCAATCAGCAGCAACCATACCCGGGCGCTCAAATTGGTCACGAAAATGGGGTTTTCAGAGGAAGCGCGGATCAAGAACGCGGCTCCCGATGGAGACATTGTTTTTATGACGCAGACACCAGAACGGTGTCGTTATTTGGAGCCTCGGTATGGGCAAAAGATCACCGGCACCGCCGCCAACACCTGACTACGCCGCGATTGCGCGGCAACAGGGTCAGGAGAACATCGAAGCCGCTAAACAGTCGGCTTATATGTCTAACCCGAACGTCTACACGCCGACAGCGCAGCAGACGGTTACGTGGCAAAAGACTCCGCAATTTAACCAGTCGGAATACGACAAGGCGATGGCCGAATTTCAGGCCAAGTCTGCGGCTGGCGCTGAAGGCATTGCCGAACCGACCCGAGAGCAATACACCTCGTATGTTGAGCAGCCGACCGTCCGCCAAGAGTTAGTTGGCCCGGCCAAAGACATTTTTGCCACGCAGCAGCAAGCCGAGCAGGCGATGGGCCTCTTGGGGCTGCGCGAAATTGGCGACCTTAACAATTTTCTTGCCCAAGACTTCCAAGCCCAACTGCCGCAGATTCAGACGGCATTGGCAAACTACGGCCAAGTCGCGCAGACGCCGAACTTAGCCCAGTACGGTCAAGCGGGTGGCGTTGCAGCAGGCACGGGCGGAGCGGTCGCGGGTGCGCCCACGCCGACAACCTTGCAAACCGGCTTTACCGCCGAGCAGATGCCCGGTGCGTTTACCTCAACAGGGCAAGCAGGGTCGAACGTCAACGCTTTGGCGCTGCCAAACGCTTACGACCTATACCAAGGGCAGGCGTATTCCAATATCGGCCCCACGGGCGCTGTAAGCGGCGCACCGAACCTTGCTGGCATGGGTCAGGCAGGGACGGGTGGCGTGCAGGCGGGGGCGGGAATCCCCGGACAGGTCAACTTTGCCGCGTATGGTCAGGCGGGTGCTAACGTCACCCCGACAAACGTGGCTTACGGCCCGCAGGCGGGTCAGTACGGCATGGCGCAGGGTGGCCCCGGCGCGTACAACCTCGGACAACTGAACCTTGCCGGTGTCGGCGGCGTGCAAGGCGCTCCCTCGGGCGGTCAGTTTGGCACCGCAACGGGCGGCCCCGGTGGTGTGCAGTTTGGCGGCCTAGATACATCTGGCCTTGGTGCAGCGCAAGGCGGCCCGAACGCGGCGCAGTATGCCGCAGGCGCTGGCCCACAGGGTCTAACGCTCGGCGGCTTTGACGCCTCGCAGTACGGGGCCGCTGGCGGCCCGAGCGCGGGCCTGTATGGGCTTGCTGGTGGCGTTGGCGCTGCCCCGCAAATACAAGGCTTGAACCTTGCTGGTGTCGGCTCAGTTGGTCAGGGAACGGGACAATTCCAGCAACTTGCGGGCGGCCCATCGGCAGGTCAGTACGGCATGGCAGGCGGTGGCCCCGGTGGTGTGCAGTTTGCGGGATTGGATACGTCAGGTTTAGGCGGCGTACAAACCGGCATTGGTCAATTTGGACAAGCGCAAGGCGGCCCGGGGGCTGGGCAATTCATGGCGGGCGCTGGCCCGCAAAGGTTGAGTTTTGGCGGGTTTGACGCCAGTCGCGTCGGTGCGTTAGCGAACGCCCCCTCTGGCGATCAGTTTGGTCGCGCCATTGGTGGCCCTGCCGCACCGTCGCTTGACACCAACCTTAACTTGTCGGGTGTAGGCGATGTGTCGCGTAACGTGCAGGAAGGCCGGTTTGGCTACGCACGCGGCGACTTGTCAACCCCTGAACTTCAACGCCAGTTAAGCACGGCAGGGTTGGCCGCTATGCCGGTCAACGCTGGCATGAGCGCACAAAACGCCATCATGTCGCGCCTTGAACCGCAGTTGCAGCGCGAACGGGCGCAGTTAGAGCAGCGCCTTGTCAACCAAGGCTTGCGACCGGGCGGTGAGGCGTACAACGCCGAGATAGAATTGCAAGCGCAGCGTGAAAACGACTTGCGTACCCAAGCCGCGTTGCAAGGAATTTCGCTAGACGCTTCTATGCGTCAGCAAGGATTGGCCGAGCAGCAGACGTTGGCTGACTTTGCGAACCAAGCGGCACTCGCGCAGTTTGGCGCAGGCGCACAAGGGTTGGGGCTGTACAACGAAGCGTTGGCGCAGAACTTCCAACAATCGCTGGCCGCGCAATCGGCTTCCAACATGGCGCAGCAGCAAGCGTTTCAACAACGCCTGCAAGCCGGTCAGTTTGGACAAGAAGCGCAAATGGCATCGTTTGGCATGGGCCAACAGGCTCAACAGGCGATCAACCAAGCGCAGGCACAAAACTTCCAACAGGCTCTTGCCGCACAGCAAGCGCAAAACGCTGCTCAACAGCAAGGCTTTGCCCAACAGTTAGCGGGTCAGGAATTTGGCCAGCAAGCCGCGTTGGCTGGATTTGGCACGCAGATGCAAGCGCAGCAACTTGCCAACCAAGCCGCCGCGCAGAACTTTGGGCAGGCTCAAGCCTCTCAAGAAGCCCAAAACGCCGCTATTGCTCAGAACACGCAGTTGGCGTTGCAATCGGGTCAGTTTGCCAATCAGGCGCAAGCGCAACAGTTCGCACAACGCCTCGCTGCTGGCGAGTTTGGGCGGGAAGCGCAAATGGCGTCGTTTCAAACCGGCCAAGCCGCGCAAGATGCAATCAACCGCGCTATCGCTCAAAACTTTGCACAAGGTCAAGCCTCGCAACAACTGCAAAATCAGGCTACCCAACAAAACATTCAAAACGTATTGGCTGCCGAGGAAGCCCAACGCGCTGCTCAGGCACAGCGGTTTGGTCAAGCCGTTACCAGCACCGAACTTGGCCAGCAGCAAGCGGCCACGCAATTTGGCATGAATCTGCAAGCACAGCAGGCGGAGAACCAAGCCAAGGCTCAAAACTTTGGTCAAGCGCAAACGGCGCAGCAGTTGCAGAACCAAGCCGCCGCGCAAAACTACGCGCAGCAGATGGGCGCTGCCCAGTTTGGCCGCGAGGGCGCATTAGCGGGCTTTGAGACGCAAGCCCAAGCCCAGCAGATCGCCAACCAAGCGCAAGCGCAGAACTTCCAGCAAGCACTGCAAGCGGCGCAGCAGGGCAATGCCGCCCAGCAGCAAAACTTCTTGCAGCGCGTAGCCGCTGGCGAGTTTGGCCGCGAAGCACAGTTGGCGACGTTCCAGACGGGACAGCAAGCCGCGCAAGCGCAGAATCAAGCCATTGGACAGAACTTCCAGCAAGCCCTTGCTGCCCAGCAGGCTGCTAACGCCGCACAGGCGCAGCAATACGGTCAGGCGGTTGGTGCTGGGGAATTCAACCGCGATGCGTTGCTAGCCCAATTTGGTATGGGTCAACAGGCAGCGCAGGCGCAAAACCAAGCCGTCGCGCAGAACTTTGCCCAAGCCCAAGCCGCTGCACAAATGCAAAACCAAGCGGGCGCACAGCAGTTTGGTCAGCAATTGTCGGCGCAGGAACTAGCGAACCAAGCGGTTGCACAGAACCAAGCCGCCGCAGCCCAGCAGGCACAAGTCAACGCAGCATTGCAAGGCCAGACCTTTGGTCAGCAGACCCAAGCCGCGCAGTTAGCGAATCAGGCATTGGCGCAAAACCAACAAACTGCGCTACAGCAGCAGCAGGCAGCAAACCAAGCCCAACAGCAACAGTTTGCCCAGCAAATGGGGCAAGCCGAGTTTGCCAATCAGGCGCTCGCGCAAAACCAGCAAGCCGCTTTGCAGCGTTACCAAGCCATGTTGTCGGGCCAAGGCCAGCAGTTTGGTCAACAGGTCACGGCGCAAGAGTTGCAGAACCGCGCCCTTGCACAGAACCAACAACAGGCACTGGCGGCGTACCAAGCCAACCTTGCCCGTCAAGCGCAGGGCTTCCAGCAGGCTGGGGCGCAAGCAGAATTTGGCAACCAAGCGCAATTGCAGCAATACCAGCAAGCATTGGCCGCGCAAGCCTTTGCAAACCAAGCGCAGCAACAGCGGTTTGGTCAGGCTATGGACATCCAAGGGCTGTACAACGCATCAATTTTGCAAAACCAGCAAACCGCGTTGCAGCAACAAGCCGCGCAGAACGCCGCACAGCAGCAGATGTACAACCAAGCCGCTGGCGCGGGTACGTTTGCAAACCAAGCCGTACAGCAAGCGTTGCAGCAACAACTTGCCATGCGAAATCAGCCGCTCAACGAGATTTCAGCGTTGTTGTCGGGATCGCAAGTGCAAATGCCGCAGTTCCAAGGCTACAGCGGCGTATCGATCGCCCCGACCCCGTACCTGCAAGCCATGCAGGCACAAGATGCTTCCGCAATGCAGCGTTACGGCATCCAAGCCAACCAAGCGGCCAGCAATATGTCCGGCTTGTACGGATTGGCTGGAGCCGCTGCGGGCGCTCCAAGTGGCGGCTTTTTAGCCGGTTTGTTCAAATCAGATCGCCGCCTCAAGTCCAACATTGTGCGTATCGGCACTCACCCGCTCGGCATCGGCGTGTACGAGTACGACATCGGCGGCGAACGCCAACGCGGCGTGATGGCCGACGAAGTGGAGACGGTGCTGCCGGTGGCCGTATTGACGCGGCCTGACGGTTACAAGATGGTCAACTACGGACTTTTGTGAGGTATCCCATGAACGGACGACGCCCGATGAATATGCCGATGCAGCCTGATCGTCGCCCACAAGAGTTGGCGCGTGTTATGGCAATGCAAGAGCGCAACAGCAGCCTTAACAGCCCGTTTCCGCAACAAGCAATGCGTTCGTCGTCAGCGTATGCAGGCGCAACGCCTAACACGGCTCCCGGTATGCCGCCGCAAGCAATGAACTTTAACGGCCCTCCCGGCCCGCAGCAGTACCAAGGGCCGATCAGCAACCCCGCAATGAGCGCAATGGCTCCGCCGCAGCAAGGCGCACCGCAGATTGGTGGCATGAGGCGGCCAATGGGCGCAGGCGCACGCGGGTACCCGTCTTCCCCCGGCATGACAACGCCGCAGGGAGGAGCCTACCGAGGGGACTTTGATGGAACCTGAAAAGAAACGAGGCGGGTTAAAAACCTACGCCAATTTCACGCCCCCGTCGCCCTACGAAATGGAGCGGCGCAAGGCTGAACAGCAACGCCGGTACGCCGAACTGCTGCAAGAGCAGGCAATGGCGGAGGATGAGCCATATACCTACCAAGGCATCCGTGCAATGCCCTCACCGGCTGCTGCGCTTGGTAAGTTGCTAAAGGCATACGGCGCAAAGAAGGCAAGCGAAAAAGCAGACGAAGCCGAAGCCCGTAAGGCGGGCATGGAGCAACAAGCGTCACAGCAGATCATGGGACGGTTGTTTGGCGGTGCGCCGCTGTCTATGGCTGACACTACGCCTGACGAAAGCGGATTGGCTGAAGTGGCCGTGCAGTCACAGTATCGCGTAGCGCCCGAAGATGCAGCGCGGCTTTCAATGACTCCGGTTGGCGCTGCGGCGACCCGAGGCAATCCCATGCTGGCGGCAAGGCTGGCGCAAGCATTAGAAAAGCCGGAGGCTGAGGAATTTTATGCGCCGACTGAAACCGCTAATGGGTTGGTTCAATTTGGCAAACGCGGAGGCGTGCGTAAAACTGGAGTAGAAGCCCCAGCAAAAACGGAAGTGGGGATGACTGAGTATCAGCGCAAAATGCTTGGATTACGAGAGCGTGACGTAAGTTTGCGCGAAAGAGCGACCGGCGTAAACCGACCAATGTCTGCAACCGCGCAACGCGAGTTGTTTGACGCTGATGAAAATGTGCTTGCAACCCAAAGCGGCATAGAAATGCTGGATCAAGCAATTAAGTTAAGCCCTGTAGCGTATGAAGGCATTGGAGCCTCAGAACGCGCAAAGACCGCAACTATTTTGCCGGACAGATTTGAACCGGCAGGCACAAAAGAAACCCTAGAGTTTGATTTGTTGTTGAAGCAACAAGTGTTGCCGCAACTAAAATCAATTTTTGGATCAGCGCCAACGGAAGGCGAGCGCGCAATATTGCTTGAGTTGCAAGGTTCATCGTCATTGCCAAAAGCAACTAGAGAAAATTTGTTAAAACGCGCTCGAAACATGGCAAATCAGCGGTTGCAATTTAACAAGCAAAAAGCGCAGAAACTGCGCGAAGGCTCGTATTTTATGGAACAGCCTACTGTAATGCCTCCAGACGGTTTTGAATTGGAGTAGCACATGGCCGAATCAATGGAAGGCCGCACTGCGGTAAACAAAAAAACAGGCGAACGGGTAATTTTTCGCAATGGTCGATGGCAATTGTTGACGGAACAGTTACAAGCAGAGCAACCGCAAACAGAATCAATTCAAGCCGCAAGCACAAAAGGCCGTGCGTTAGCAGATCAATTACGCACGCTACCGCAAGATATGTTGCGGCAGGGCGGACTTGCTGTGCGAAATGTGGTGACTGGATTGACCGGAATACCCGGCATGGCGGCAGACGCCGCAATGGCTGGCTATAACCTTGCTACTGGGTCAGACCAGCAAATGCCTTCAGAGGCATTGCAACAAACCATGACTCGCATGGGGTTGCCAGAGGCAGAAACCGGGTTAGAGCGCGGACTTGGCATGGCGCAATCAGCAATGGCCGGTGCGCGTATTCCTATGCCACAAGTTGGACGACAAGCCCCGGCTAATTTCAAGCGTGCGCCAACGGTTGCGGAACGCGAATTTAGTAACGCGCAAAAGGCAGGGTATGTTGTACCTCCAGCATCCGTAAAGCCGAGTGTTGGCAACGTGGCGCTTGAAAGCGTTGGTGGCAAGGCCGCTGTGCAGCAATTGGCATCTGGTCGCAACCAAGAAGTGACTAACGCGCTTGCTGCCCGTTCGGTTGGATTGTCTGAGAATCAGCCGATCACAATTAGCGAATTAAAAGAAATACGCAAAAACGCTGGCGATGTTTACAAAGAAGTAAAAAAGACCGGCGTTATTAATGCAGATCGTCAATTTATTGGCGATTTACGTGCTGTTCGGCAAGAAACAAAAGAAATTTCTAAAGATTTTCCAGACGCGGACATTGGTTCCGCTGAAGCAATTGATCGTCTTGTAAAATCTTTAGCCAAGCGGTCATTTGACGCAAAATCCGCTGTTGCGTATATGAAAAAGTTGCGGAAATCGGCAACCGCGAATCTGTCTGGAATGAACGCCGCTGACCCCGACAAACTTTCGCTTGGGCAAGCCCAGCGCGATGCTGCGGACGCATTGGAAGAAATGGTAGGTCGGCATTTGACAAAAATTGACAGACCAGAATTGGCAGAACAATTTAACAATGCGCGAAAACAAATTGCAAAAACTTACACAGTGCAAGGGGCATTGGAAACAACAGGTAATGTCAATGCGTCAAAATTAGCGGCGTTGCTGCGTAAAGATAAGCCGTTGTCGCCTGAATTGGAGCAAGCAGCGCGGTTTGCGGGCGCGTTTCCAAAAGCCTCCGCAGTTCCGGAGCGTTCAGGTAGCCCGGGCGTAAGCGCATTAGATGCGGCCATGACGGCAGGCGGCGCAGTTGCGCTGCCCGCTGTTGGACAATCATCATTTGCGGCATTGGGTTATCCCATTGCGCGATATGGCGCACGCAACTTGGCATTGAGCAAAGCATTACAGCAAGGATTAACCAAGCCGCCTCGTAAATTGCCTCGCGGAGTTGTTGGCGCAGCAGCAGGCGCATACGGCGCTGGTCAAGAATAGGAGTAAGCACAGATGTCTTTTAACGGTTCCGGCACGTTCGTCATCAACTCGGCGGGTCAACCCGTCGTCGCTAACACCGTCATTTCGGCCACGACGTTCAATGCGCTAACGTCTGACCTTGCTAACGGGTTGTCTACCTGTATCACCAAGGACGGGCAGACCACGCCGACCGCCAACATTCCAATGGGCGGGTTCAAGATCACGAACCTTGCTACCGGCACGGCTGCCACAGACGCGGCTACGGTCGCGCAGATTCAAAGCAACGGCGCTGCCCTTGTCACGGTCACCGGAACCGACACGCTGACGGGTACGCTGACGCCTGCACTGGTTGCCTACGTCACAGGCGCTGTGTACTACTTTGTCGCCCCTGCCACAAACACGGGCGCTGTTACCCTCAACATCGACACCCTCGGCGCTAAAGCCGTTACACGCGACGGTACGACCGCCCTTGTGGCCGGTGACATAGTGTCGGGCGAAATGGTTGCCGTGGTTTACGACGGCACGCGCTTCCAGTTGATTAGCGCGGTCAACAGTTTTACCAACCTGAACGTTTCCGGCACGCTGACGGTGGCCGGGGCAACGACCCTTAACGGCAACCTTCAGGTCGGCAATGCGGCTGCGGATACGGTCAACTTTCAAGCAAGCGGCTGGACGCTGACCAACAACGTATCGGTCATTGGAACGTGGGCTGACATCGGCACCATTACGACCGCCGACATCAACGGTGGAACCATTGACGGCACGACCATCGGCGGCGGCACAGCGGCTGCGGGTACGTTTACGACCGCGACCGCAACGACCGGCAACATCACAACGGTCAACGCCACGACGGTGGACAGCACTAACCTTGAAGTAACCAACATCAAGGCCAAGGACGGGACTGCCGCAGGCTCTATTGCCGACTCCACGGGCGTTGTGACGCTTAACAGCGTTGTCGCCACCACGGCTGACATTAATGGCGGCACGATTGACGCGACCACCATTGGTGGATCGTCCCCGGCTGCGGGTACGTTTACGACCGTTGGCGCTACGACCGGCAACATCACGACGGTCAACGCCACGACGGTAGACAGCACCAACCTTGAGGTCACGAACATCAAGGCGAAAGACGGCACGGCGTCGATGACCATTGACGACCTAACGGGCAAGGTCAACGTCACGACCGTTTCCGCCGCCTCCATGAACGCGGCAGTTGCGGCTGTGACGACGCTAAACGCCACTTCAGCATCTGCGGCATCTATCAACGCCGCTGTGGCGCTAATTACGACCGGAACCGTGACCAACCTTATTGCTACCGGGGCGTCAATTACCTCGGCAAATGTAGGGGCGTTGCAGGTTACTAACGCCTCTGTTGCATCGGCTAACTTTGGCACGGCGCAAATTACGACCGTTTCGGCAGCATCAGCCAATTTAGGTGTTGCGGCCATTACGACGGGATCGGTCACTAACCTTACCGCTACGGCTGCCTCGGTTGCCAGCATGAACGCAGGGGTAGCCCTGCTAACGACGGCTACGGTTACAACGCTGAAGGCCTCGGGCGCGTCGATCACCTCGGCCAACATTGGCAACCTTCAGTTTACGGCTGCTTCTATCGCCTCCATCAACGCGGGCGTAGCGGTCATCAACAACCTAACGGCCACAAGTGCGTCTATTGCCTCCATGAACGGGTCGGTGGCGAACATTACGACGGTAAACGCCACCACCGTAGACGCAACCAGCGTAGAAGTCACAAACGTCAAGGCTAAAGACGGCACCGCCGCAATTGTCATTAATGACTTAACTGGCAAAGTCAATGCCACAACCGTTTCTGCGGCCTCCGTAAACGCGGCGGTGGCGCTGATTACAACTGGCACAGTCACAAACCTAACTAGCACCGCTGCCTCGGTTGCCTCGGCTAACGTCGGTGTGGCGCTTATCACCACAGGCACGATTACAGCCTTCACGGCTACGGGGGCCAGCGTAGCGTCGGCGAATGTCGGTACTGCGGTCATCACGGGCTTGACAGTAACCAACGCATCCATCGCCTCAGCCAACATCACGACAATTACGGAGAATGCTTCGCCGGTTGTGGTGCAGACGGATATTGGTAGCGGGCCAAATGAAGTTCCGCTAAATCAGTATTTGGGTGCGATGGCGTATCTAAATGACGTTGCTCCGGCGATGGCCGTTGGCACGGGCATTTCAACCGGCTCAAGCACGGTCTGTGCAACTACTGCTGGCCTAACAGGGACGTTCTACAGCGCCCGGATTCTGGTTGATCTGCGTGGCTTAAACAGCGGCGGTACGGCGGGAGACATCATCGGTGTCAACGGTACTGCACTGCCCTGCTATATTTCGCTGCTTCCTGCAATGACGATACTGGGCGGGCGGATGACTTGTTTAGAGACTCCAGCCGGTGGCGATACGGACATTGACCTGTACTCAGCCACTGAAGGTACCGGCGTAGAGGATCAGGCAATCACGGCGCTGACAGAAACGCAGATTATTAACGCGGGGTCTCAAACCATCAGCACGGTGACGTACTTTGCTGCGAACCCGGCTGCGAACACTTACTTGTATCTGGTGGGTCAAGGCACGGCGAACGCCACTTACACGGCAGGGCGATTCCTCATCGAAATTTTCGGAGCGTAATCATGGCAATTCAAAACAATTTCCCCAACTTGACTCCGACTCTGCTGTTGGACTTTGCGAATGCGGGCAAGCTTGACCCGCGAGTGACGTTTTCGCGAGCAACGACTGCGACGTACTTTAACTCGTTGGGAGTGCTGACGACGGCGAATAACAACGTAGCCCGATTTGACTACGATCCATCTACTCTCGCACCGCTCGGCTTGCTGATCGAGGAGCAGCGGACGAACTCCATCCGCAACAACACGATGCAGGGTGCGGTAGCGGGTGCGCCGGGGACGATGCCGACGAATTGGAATCGAAGTGCGTCACCGACAAGTGGAATTAGCAACGAAATTGTAGGTACTGGCACAGAATCGGGGATTACTTACATTGACTTGCGGTTTACCGGAACGGCGACGGCTACGATTAGTTTTAATATCAATTTCGAAACAACTACGCAAGTTGCCGCATCGCCAAGCCAAACTTGGGCAATTTCAACTTACGTTAAATTAACCGCTGGGGTGTTAAACAGCGCGACCTTTAGTTTTACTGTTGGTGAATACAGCAGCGTCCCGGCGTTTTTGCGGAACAATTTTTCTTCTACGACAACACCTACGTCTGCGGGATTGGCAACGCAACGTGTGGCATATTTATTTACAACAGGCGCTTCAACCGCATCAATTCAGCCGCAAATTTCCGTCAATCTTACCAACGGGCTGACTTACGATTTCACCCTCCGCATCGGACTGCCCCAACTAGAACTCGGCGCATTTGCCACGAGCGTCATCCCCACGACCACCACCGCTCTGACGCGCAACGCAGATGTGGCGAGCATGACGGGGACGAATTTCTCGTCGTGGTTTAATCCAACGGCAAGCACCCTTTACGCTGAGTGGACAAATATTGCTGCTGCAATCCCCAGTGGTGTTATTCAAGGAATTATTAGTATAGAAGATAGCTCAGCAAACAATTTTTACCGCATTTTTCAAAGCCAAGCGGCTGGCGCAAAGGCGTCTGCTAATATGTTTTCTGGAGGCGTAAACCCGGGCCGTCTTGATTCTGGTGGAACATATTCAAACGCGCCTGTTAAAGCGGCATCTGCGTTTGCTGCATTAGATAGAGCAATTTCAGCAAATGGAAGCGTTGCTACTGCATCTGCAACCGGCGCTTTACCTGTTACAGTAACTATTGTATTTATAGGACATCAAAACGCAGGAATAAACAATATTAACGGCTACATCCGCCGCATCGCCTACTATCCCGTTCGCGTTACCAACGCTCAACTTCAGGCATTGACAGGTTAAGAGGAACTATCATGTATATTGACTATCACCTCAAGTTTGACTCCGAAGCCGCAGCAAAGGCGGTGCTGTATCGCGTGGAAGGGGAAGAGGGGAACGAAGTCCCCAAGTACCTTGCGATTGACCTCATCGGCACGGTGTATAAGCCGACCGGCAAGATCGTTGTTGACGACGATGGAATTGAGGCTCCAGAAATGGCTCCGGTGCAGGGGTATCACGCCAACGTGCGGGTCGTGGACGCAGCTCCAGAGTTGGAAGCGTATCAAGTGTTTCCAAAAAACCCGGTTAGAGGGTGGGCGTGACATGGACAAGATTAAACCCATGCTGCGATTAATCTTCGACCGATTTAAGAACAAACAAGACAAATTAATTCCGTGGAGTGTGTGATGTCGTCAGTCCAAGACCTTGAAGTGACTGTGACGAGTCACATTGATGTCTGCGCGGTGAGATACGACGCTATCCATGCGCGGCTGAAGCGTCTGGAGCAACTGGTACTGAAGGTTGGCGGTGTCATCATTGTCATCTTGTTAGGCGCGTTGGGCAGCATGGGTATGCTGTTGCTGGAGGCGTTGCAAAGGTGAACATGCAGAAGATTGTGGATATGTTGTTCCCGGTACTGCTGGCCGCTGTCGGCTGGTTGCTCACGGAAATTGCATCGTTCAACAATCGTCTGATGTCGGTTGAGAGC